AATGGGGTTCAAGAGGCCGTGAGTTCGATTCTCGCCACTCGGACCAGATGATTCCCAGTCGAACAACTGTTCGACTGGGAATTTTTTTGTTTTTCGGAAGCAGACGCTTCGGAAAGATTAAAATAAATAAGCATTTCCGTGTCTGTGATCTCGATGCGATTTACAAAGGTATCAATGATCCTGCGGTTATAATCCTCGGTACGTTCATTAGGAGAGATAAGGAACTGCTCCAACAGGAAAAGGATACGCTCACGATCCAGAACGGGTGGATGAATTTCTTTCAGGGATTCCAACTGATAGTTGAGAGTGCTTTCCTGCTGCTCCAGGTCAGCAAGGCGGGCGGACAGACGAGAGCTGGCAGTACCGTTTTCAATGGATTCAATGATATTGTTGATTTTTTGGTGCACATCAGCCAGGTTTTGCTCTAACATTGCACGCTCTGGATCGGGCTGGTTGACATCTGCCTGCTGTGCAGCGGCAATAGCGTCGGCCAGATCTTCAAGAGTGTCTGGACGAAGGATATTTTCACAGATGGCATTGACCACAAGATTCTCGGCAACATCTTTTGGGATGTTTTTCTTTTTGCAGGTACCGCCATCAGCTTTATTCCCGCAAGCATAGTAATAGTAAACATCGTTGCGGCAGTTGTGGCCGGAGATGCCCCGCATCAGACTGTGGCAGCAACCGCAGAAAAGCTTGCCAGAGAGCAAGTAATCAGCATGGAAACTATGTGGTGCACGGTGCTGTTTATTGAGCGTGAGCATTTTCTGCGCCCTCTTCCATAAATCATCGTCGATGATGGCGGGGATTGCCCCATCAATACGGACATCGTAGGCTTTGCAGATATAAACACCATGATAGGCTTCATTCTGGATGATGCGAGGAATGCTGCATTTGTTGAAGGCGTTGCCCTTACTGGTACGGAGCCCGGCAGCGTTCAGCTGCTCCACGATGGAAGCGCTGCTTTCTCCGGCCGCATAGTGCTCAAAGATGAATCGAATGGTCGGGGCGTTTTTCTCGTCGATAATAAATCGCTTGTGTTCATCCGTAGTAAGCCCCAGGGGGCGGCTGGGATTGATGGCTCTTCCTTTCAATGCGGATTCCCGCATACCACGCCGCATCTTTTGAGCCAGTTCTGCGGAATAGTATTCGGCCAGGGATTCCATCAGACCTTCCAGAATAATGCCCTCAGGCCCTTCCACAGAGCTTTCGGCTGCATAAAGAATGCGAACTCCGTTATCCCGCAGTTTCTTTTTGTAGACCGCGCTATCATAGCGATTGCGGGCGAAGCGGTCGGTTTTCCAGCAAATCACGAGATCGAACAGATGCTTGCTGCTATCTGCGATCATCTGCTGAAAAGCCAGCCTGGATTCAACACCACGGCCCGAAATGTGCCGGTCAATGTATTCATGCACGATTGTCAAGCCATGCTGCCGGGCGTAGGCTTCGCAGTCCCGGCGCTGGCCCTCGATGCTCTGCTCGGTCTGCTGGGAACCGCCGCTGTAACGGTAGTAGGCAACCAGACGGTTCCCGGGAGATACTTTCTTTTTTCTTGCCATGATTGCTCCTTGTGCGCTGAGCAGGATCATGGTACAATGAAATTGCTCAGCAGGCGTGTTTTCTTATTCTATGATTATTCTCCGACAGACAGATTCCCCATCTGGCCCCGGCGGCTCTATCGTACAGAGCTGCCGGGGATTCTTTATGATTGGAATTATGGACGCTTCAAGATATTGGCCCAATCCTCGGGAAATCCCAATGCAGGAAGCTTTACATGCTCGGAATATTCTTCCAGCAATCCTTTGATTTCAGGGATGACATAGTTATTCCATTCATCCGGGGTCGAGTATAGGAAGGACATGATATAGATCTGATCGAAAATCCGTCCGCTGGTTTCCTTATACTGGTGATGATGTTTGCATTGGGTCGGAGTACGGCCGAAGTTGAAATCATAGATCCGCATATAATGGGCAAGGTGGTTTCGGGTAAAGGTTAGATTCTCGATCCAATTTTCCAGCTGAACCGGACCGGTATGATAGCTGCGGGCCAATACTTTCTGATAAGGACCTTTCAGATTTCTGTAAATGGCTGAAAGATTCCCCATCGTCAGGATCTCAACGGCAACCCACATGGGAAGATTTCCGTCATATTCTTCGATGTGATGCTTGATAAAGGGGAGATTTCGATTGTTTCTGAGTTCATGGTAGAATAGGCTGGAAAATTTCAAGAAATCTGATTGATTGCGGTAGAGTGAGCTATCAAGATAAATCAGAGGATTTTCAGGGAAAGCGGATGTAAGAGAATAGGAAAGCCTTGTTTTTAAGGTTTCCTCAATATCTTCCAGGGCAAACATCAGAATACGAGTTAATTTGCGGTCAAAGTCGTACAGAGCTTTGATCTGCTCCAGCGTAGTACCGGAAAGATAATGTGCTTTATCTTCCTGCTTGAACCCATGGAGATAACCAGAAAGCCGATAATAATTTACATGATAGAGCAATTCTTCTGCCGCTTGCTTGTCGGCAATAACAAGCCCGCGGGATTCCAGAAGGGCGACTTGCTCTGTAAGGGAAAGATGTTTCTTTAATTCTTTCATAGAAATATCTCCGGATAATAAAAAAGCGACCCCGCCATGGTACGCATCGTTGAGAGGCGTGGCGGGGTCTGTATCATGGCTATATTATACTCCGCCCAGGGCCTGTTGTACACAAAATTTTTGTGAACTGTTGCGAACATCACGAAAAAAGTTTAAAAAACCTATTGACAAGTATCTGAAATTCAAACTTTATTCATAATACCCCACCGGCTGAGCCCGGCGGGGGGATTGTTTTGCCCCGCTGGTGTTGCCCCACTGGCGGGGTTATTTTTATCTATGGAACTATTTCCAAAATGAAAATAAATTAGAACAAACTATCCCAAGCGGATTCTGAACTTTCGTAAGCATAATTAGAACCACCACTAGAACTAACGGAAAGTTCTAATGTATAACCGTAATAGTAGCCGTTGCTAAGTTCAAAGTCTAGGGACTCTTGAGATTTATAATACTCTGTTTGAGATTTCCACAAATCAGTACGGCCATACCAAGAAGAGTGTATCGTTGCACAAGCATAGTAGACTTGATAGGTGCCGAGTGGAACCAAAACGGATAATGTCTCACCGTGGCGAATATAGTAACTACGAACTGCTTTGTTGTTTTGAGCCAAAAGAAGAACATAATCCCTGTTTCCGCTGGCGGTAACATCAAAGGGAGCAAGTTCTACGTCTTTCCCTTTATACCAAAGAATGCCGGTAGAAGGCTTTGAAACAGGGCTAGGCATAGCAATAGGCGCAGTCATTCGACTGGAAGAGAAATCAGTGCTACTAGAGGACAAAGACGATGAAGAGCTGGGAAAGATGCTATCGATATTTCCGGAGAATAAGAGAAAGCAAACGACAAGGCCGAACAGCAAGAATCCGGCAATTAGGATATCTGCGAAGGAATGTTTGTGACTAGGGGATCTCTTTGCAATTGAGCTTGGTGAATTTTGTGCTGGTGTTGTTGCAGGTGCTGAAACATTGGGTGTTTCGGACGCTCCAAAGATTTCAGAAAGGTCTTGCATAAAACCGGTAAGTTCCGTTAGAAGGATAGACGGAGAAACGAAGGCGTGAACGCTTTGCAAATCCTGAACAACGACAGAGAAAAGAACAGGCAAATCTTCATTTTTGGGAGAATCATCTGTTCTATCTGCAAAATGAAGACGATATTTGTCCCAACGTGCGATGTAAGTAGCAAGGTTTCTTGTAATCTCAATGGAAAAATTATCATCGGTTCCGGCAGAGAGGGTGTCTGAACATAAAAATGCAACATTATGGTCGCAGCCGAGTATTTCTACACAATAAGTAAGAAAAAAGGCATATATTTTAGCCAGAACAGGGCGAGAAGGTGAATTTGATTCAATAGAAGTAGCATCAAAAAGCGCTTTTGCATGTGGTAGAATACCGGCAGCATACATGAGCGAAAGCCGGTTCTCTGCATCAGAAACAGGCATGAAAGTTCCTCCATCATATACAACTTAACCGCTTTGGGTAGCCAAGGCGGTTATTTTTTATGCTTCCTTTGCAGCCACGCCATGCGCAGCAGCTTTTTTATAACGTCCGGTGAGAACCAGATCCTCTACATAGTCCAGTGCCTTGGTCTGGCCCTCTTCGTTCAGCTGGTTGAAGTTGTCCAGCAGGGCAGTCTGGGCGGGGGTGAGGGAGGCATGTGCCGGTTCGGCATCTTCCATTCCCATTAAATAAGTGGGAGTGGTATCTAGTACCAATGCAAGTTTTTCAAGAATAGAACGTTTCAGGTTGACAACAAGGCCATTTTCATATTTATAGATGGCCGCTTTTTGCACACCAACTTTGGCACCGAGTTCTTCCTGCGTCATCTGATGCTCAATGCGAAGCTGGCGTATCCGTTCGCCGGTGGTCATAGGACATCACCCTTTCATACGTTGTATCTTAATAATAACACAGATAATCTAAAAAGCAAGAAAAAATATCTTGACAAGATTCGTACAACATGCTAATATTTAAGTATCCTGAAAAGATACTTAAATATAGAATAATATTTAAGGGGATGGATGAACGGAGGTGAAAAAGGGTGAATAAGAGAAAACTCAATGCTGTTATGCAGTTGCATGGGGAATCGCAACAAAATCTGGCGGATTTCCTCGAAATGAGCCTCTCACGGCTGAATGCTAAAATCAATGAATACCGTGGAGCACAGTTTCGACAGAATGAGATTGCAGCCATTCAGGAGCATTACGGTTTGACTGCCGAAGAAGTGAACGAGATATTTTTTGCTTCGTTGGTATCTCAAAAAGATTCTAACGGGCCAGCAGCTTGACCCCACCGACCCGAAGAAAAGCGCATGAAAAAGCCCCGGCGGGGAGCCGGGGCAGAAGGAGAAATTATGAAGTACGAAGAAATAATGGCGTGCATTCAGGATATCAACGGCCCGTGGAGCAATGCCGCCTGCCTAGGCTACTGCCGGATGGCAATGCAGAACGCCGGAGTAGACGAGTGTACCCAGCGGAAGGTTCTGCGGGAACTGAAATCCTGTTTTGATCTGGTGAGCGTGGAAGAAGCGGCACAGGCTGGCTGAGAAAGGAGAAGACCATGGACCGTTATATGATCGTGATCCCGGCGAAGAACCGGGCATTCAACATGAAGTGTGATGATGGTGACAGCATGAAGCTGGAGACCCTGCAGAAGCTGGTGGGCGGGCCGATCGAGCCGGTAAACAGCGTTCTGAGCGCCGAGTGGGCGCGGGAGAAGAACGTGGACGGCATTCTGCTGCTGGTGAACGAGGAAGGGCTGATGAAGGAGCGCTCCCTGACGAACCAGCGCGCCAGTGAGATGACGGCGGCAGAGCTGGTGGGCCCGGCAGTCGTGGCCGCAAAGCGCGGCGATGAGCTGATCGGCTTTGCAAAGCCTGTGGCGGAGACCATCTGCGCCGAGTGGCTGTGAGGTGCTGCCATGGGCCGAAAGCAGAAACTGCCCTTTGAGCACTGGCAAATTATTGAATTGCTGCACATCACACAGGATTTTTACTCAAAACCGGAGAATGAGGCTGCATTTCAGGAATGGAAGGCGGCTAGAGATGCGAGAAAAGCAAAAAGGCCCGCCGGTGCGGGAACACCGACGAGCCAACCAGGGTGATGGTTTGACAACACATCACCAGAAGTTTAACACAGAGTTGGAGGATTTGCAAATGAAAAAGAAGATCACGGGCAGCGTGCTGAGCGCCGGTGCCATTGTGCTGGGACTGGCTGCCGCAGGGTGCGGCGGGGCCATTGAGAACGCGGCCAACGGCTGGGCAATGCTGGGTTACACGCTGCTGGCCATCGTGCTGGGGTGTGCAGCCCTGGCGCTGGCCGGGCTGGGCCTGGTGGCAGAGCAGCGGAAGGAGCCGCAGAAGATCCACAAGGTACCGGAGAACACGGTGAAGAAAGCTGTCTGCGGCAGAAAGGTGGGGTAAGAGAAACTTGGGAAAAGTACTGGTTGCCTGTGAAGAGAGCCAGGCAGTATGTAAGGCTTTCAGAGAACTGGGACATGAAGCATACTCGTGCGATACCCAGGAGCCTTCTGGTGGGCATCCTGAATGGCATATCCAGGGAGATGCGCTTGAACCTCTAAAAGGAGGGATAATCGTTACAATGGATGACAAAGGCCATTATATCGATGCGTGGGATTTGCTAGTTGCTCACCCGCCCTGCACATTTCTTTCCAGAGCCGGCTCAAATCGACTGATAATTGAACACGAAATTCAGAAACCACGATATGAAAAAGGAATTAAGGCAAGAAATTTCTTCCTGAAATTTTGGAATGCAGATGTGGAGCGTATTGTTGTTGAAAATCCGGTACCCATGAAAATCTGGGGACTTCCTCAATATAGTCAGATTATACAGCCGTATATGTTTGGAGACCCATATATAAAAACAACGTGTTTATGGTTGAAGAATCTGCCGCCGTTATTTGCTACGGATATAGTAGTTCCGGAATCAAAGTGGGTAAGTTCAAGTGATCATCGAGTCAAGAAAACGGCTGATGAATGGGCAAAAAGTGGATATCGGTCGGCTAAACAGAGAAGCAAGACGTTTCCGGGAATTGCCAGAGCGGTGGCCACACAGTATGGCGGTTACATTTAAGGAGCAAAAAAGAATGACGCTGGAAGAGTACAAGAACATTTTGATTACCGGGACACCGAGCGACCGGGCGCGGGCTATTGCCGAGGCCGGGAACGACAGGAGCCTGACCGACGAGGAGTTCCACGAGCTGACGGCCATGATCAAGGGCGTTGTGCGGCCCGGGCGGCGGAAGATGACCCCGGACGAGGCAAAGCTCTGGGCCGAGGTGAGCCGGATCAACAACCGGTTGAAGGACGAGATGGTGAACGCGGGCTTTGCCGTGCGTGCCCTGCCCGGCGACCTGCAGGAGGATGCGATCAACGTTCTTTCCCGCACGGTGAGCGGGATGCTGGGCGACCTGACCGCCATGATGGCCGAGACCGGGGAGCCGTGAGATGGACGGCACCCAGTGTGTACATGTGTTTGAGATCACCCGGAGCCGGTGCCTGAGCTGTGGGGGCTGGGCCGCACCCGGCTTGACCGGATCACCAGACGGAAGGAGCTGCTGGGCAGCCAGAGCTTGGCTGTGGTGATGCAGCCGGACAAGAACGGGATGCCCCAGACGGAGAAGGCCCGGCGGCTGCGGGCGGAGGCAATCCCCAAGGGCGTGCCGACGGAATTCCGGGTGCCTGCGCTGCGGACACCCCGCACCCGGCGGGAGCAGCAGCTGAAAATGGTGGGCGACCGGGCAGCGACCATGGCCTGGCAGCTGATGGCGCTGGCCTGTGTGCAGGAGCTTGGGTTTGGAGCCGACCGGCTGAACCGGTTGTATGCAGAGATGCGCCACAACTACGAGCAGCTGAATGAGTGGGGCAAGACGGACGGGCTGGACGTGGCTATGGAAAAGCTGCGGCGCTGCGCCTGCGATGCCTTGCAGACTGAGGACATCGTGGTGGAGAACGTGGACGATGAAAAGACAGTGCAGACCCTGAGCCGAAGCTACAAGGAGCAGGAAGCGGAGTTTCTGAAGCGGGCTGTGATGATGGCAGCGGGCCGCAAGGCCTGCCGCCAGAGTCTGAATGTGCTGAACGAAGAGAGTGTCCGGCAGAAATGTGCGGATGCCATGGCAGCTGCCACCGGAAGCAACCTCTCACCGCTGCGGTCTGGCTATGCCAGCGCCTTGCAGAGCTCCCCTGATAGGGGAGCCAAGGATCAAGGAGGACGATAAGATGCAGAGTGGATGCAGATGGGTATACACCCTGATGGACTGGGACACCGGCGAGGTGGTGGCCAAGGGCACCAGCGTGGAGCTGGTGGAGCAGGGATATTTTCCCGATGTGAACAAGCTGAGCAGTGTTTGGAATAATCTGGAAAAGTGCAAGAACCCCAGCCCGAAGAACTACAGGTGGAAGATGGAGCGGAAGAGCACCAAGGACGACCGGGTGGAGAGGGCCCGGGCAGAGGGCCTGAGCGCGGACGAGCGGGCTGAGACCCGGATGGTACGGGTGTACAGCTGCTACGGTGCGGACGGCACCCTGCTGGGCAAGGGCACGGCGGCAGAGCTGAAGGACAGAGGCATCTTTGGCAGCGAGGGCACAGTGCACGAGTGCTACCGCAAGCGGGGCGGCGTGTACAAGCCCGGCGGCGTTACGCGGATGGAGATGGAGCTATGCCAGAAACGGATCCGGCACCCCATGAAGCTGCCGGATCAGCCGGTGAAGGTGAAGCGCAAGCCCATTGGCGGCGTGATCGACCCCAGCGCCCTGGCCTACGACGTGCACGACCTGATGATCTACAACGAGAAGGCCCGGAAAATTGGAAAGCCGGAGCTGACCTACGGCTACTGGGCGGAAAAAGGAAAGCCCGCCACACCTTAAACACATGAATCTATTATGAAGAGCAACGGATACGATGGACCTGACACGTCCACCGTATCCGTTACGTTTCATAATACCTTTATAAAGAAAGAGGGGGAAGGGCCCTCTTTGGGGAGCTAGTATACCCGTTATTTCTGTGACGGTGGGGTCACGGGAAAGAGAATATCAGCAGAAAGTGAAAGCCAGCAGGAGGGCACCGGGATGCGGAATACCTACACCAGAGAGAAGAGAACCCTGTGTGGAGAGAGTTACATGGAGGTAGACCTGTATGCCATTACCCCGGAGGAACACCGGGCCAAGCGCAGGAAGAAGTGCAGGCCCAGCAGTGAACGGCAGAAGCGGCGGAATGCCCAGCACGCCCACCGGCGGAGGGTGCAGAAAGCAAACGCCAATTTCACGGTGTTGGGGTTCTACCTGACCCTGACCTATGCGGAAGAATACCTGCCGGAAAGCATGGAACAAGCCGAAAAAGACCTGCGGAACTACATACGCCGACTAAAAACGGCAATTTTAGCTGCCTTTGGCCCGGGCTTTGCCCTGCGATACATGGGGTTGACCGGCTGCGGACGAAAAAGCGAACGCTACCACCATCATCTGCTGATCGAGTGCCCAGGGCTGACCATGCGACAGAATGCAGACTTTCGGCAGCTGCTTGAGGACAAATGGTCTGCACGCCAACCGGACGGCAGCTATGAGCTTTTGGGTACAGCTAACGCTGATCGGCTGAACCTGCAGAACCGGCTGGATGACCTGATCACCTACTTCGAGAAGCACGGGCAGCTGCGCTGGTACGAGAGCAGAAGCCTGATCCAGCCGGTGGAGCTGGTACCCAATGACACCAGATGGAGCCGGAAGCAGCTACGCAAAGGGTGCACGGACTGCAAGGATAGTGCCTACTGGTGGGAGCAGAAATACCCGGGCTGGAAATTCGTGCGCTGCGTGGTACCGGAACCGGAGAGCCCCGGATGCGAGAAAGAGGGCTGGGATGCGGATGACCTGCGGTGCTATGTGGTGATGGTGAAGCAGAAGGTGGGACATGCCTTTGCGAAAGTTCGCACCTGACAGATAAAACACCGGTATTTTGCGCGTTATACCCATGCGAAAAGAAGGTGGGGCGATGACAAAAGAGCAGAAGAAAGCGACCCGGCAGGCTCTGCGCCGATATGGCGAGGGGTCTGTTTGTGCTGCCTGGGCGCAGGTGATCGGGGCGGTGCTGGCCTGGTACGACCGCAATGACCCGGTATGCGCCCAGCTGCTGCGGCTGCGCTACCTGCAAGGTCTGCCCGAGGAAAAGGTGATCGCCCGGCTGTATGTGGGGCGGACGACCTACTACACCAAAGAGCTGGAAGCCCTGAGCACCGTGGCAGTGTGTGCAGCGGATGCAGGGCTGCTGCCCGGCGGGCAAATGTCCGGGGTATTTTGAGCGGGCGAGACGTGATAGGCTATTTGCAAAGGCAGGTGAGAGAGTTGGCGAAAAAGCGGGCGTACTGCAAGAATACCGTGAAGGGAAAACAGCGGGGAAAGAAATACCAGGCGGCGTTCCGGGCAGAAGTGGTAATGGCTATGCTGGGCTCCAACTCCATCTGCGCTGTGGCGAAACGGTACGGCGTGCCGGAATCGACCATTCGCAGCTGGATGAGCGAGGAGGCAGGCCGCAGTGATGCCTTTGCAAAGGCCCGGCAGGAAGCCGCGCGAGAGATCGCCATCCGGGCAAGCCTGGGCGTGCGGGCACAGGTGACCTTTTTGCAGGGCCGGGCCGCTGAGAGCCAGCGGGCGGCGCAGATCACGGAGAGGCTGCACCGGCGTTTGGACGAGGACACCCGGGCCCGGGACTTTGCCGTGGGCACCCTGCTGAAGGACGACCCGGAGGAGCTGGCGGATGCCACCGAGACCGGGCTTGTGGTGTATGCCAGCCCGGGCAGCTACGACAGGCAGCTGGATGACACGGAACGCAGGCGGCTGAACGCCGAACTGGAGCGGTACGAGGGCCGGGTGATGAGCGACAAGAACGCGGCCGGTGTGGCCAAGGTGCTGATGGAAGTGGCCGAAAAGGCTGCTGCCATGGCCCCGGCGGAGAACACCGATAGCGAGAGCGGCCCGCCGATGGTGGAGATCGCGGCAGCCAGTGAGACGGACGGTCAGCAGGAGGTGGAAGTGGATGGCGGCACAGAGGATGCGTGACGGCAGACCGGTGATCTGGTCACCACAGCCCGCCCAGGCACGGTTCATGCAGCGCACCGAGAACGAAGTGCTGTATGGCGGGGCCGCAGGCGGCGGAAAGAGCGACGCGCTGGTGATCGAGGCCCTGCGGCAGGTGGAGATCCCACACTACCGGGGGCTCATCATCCGAAAGACGTTTCCCCAGCTGCGGGAGCTCATTGACAAGACCATGCGGTATTACAAGCCGGTTTTCCCAAAAGCCCGGTACAACAGCAGCACCCACTGCTGGACCTTTCCCAGCGGGGCAAAGATCTATTTTGGCAGCCTGAACCATGCCCAGGACAAGTACAACTACCAGGGCCAGGCCTACGACTTTATCGGCTTTGACGAGCTGACCCATTTCACCTGGGAAGAGTACAGCTACCTGCTGAGCCGAAACCGACCAAACGGCCCCGATACCCGGGTCTACACCCGGGCCACGGCCAACCCCGGCGGCATCGGCCACGGATGGGTGAAGGCAAGGTTCGTCAGCCCGGCCCCGCCCGGCACCCGGATGGTGCAGATGGTAAAGGCCAGGGCTCCGGACGGACGGGAGATCGTGCAGCGGCGGACCCGCATCTTTATCCCCAGCACCGTGTTTGACAACGCGGCCCTGCTGGAAAATGACCCGGGCTACTTGGGCACGCTGGCTGCGTTGCCGGAAGCGGAGAAGAAAGCCCTGCTCTACGGCGACTGGGACAGCTTTACCGGGCAGGTGTTCACCGAGTGGAAGAACGACCCGGCCCACTACGACGACCAGCGGTGGACACATGTGATCCGCCCGTTCCGCATCCCGGGACACTGGAAGATCTGGCGGGGGTACGATTTCGGCTACTCGAAGCCCTTTTCCGTGGGATGGTATGCGGCGGACGAAGAGGGCAGGCTTTACCGCATCCGGGAGCTGTACGGCTGCACCGGGACCCCCAACGAGGGCATCAAAGCTGACCCTGTGAAGCAGGCGAGGATGATCCGGGAAGCAGAAGAGAACGACCCCATGCTCCGGGGTCGCACCATTCTGGGCGTGGCCGACCCGGCCATCTTCAACGAGAGCCAGGGCGAGAGCATTGCTGCCATGCAGGAAAAGAGCCCGAACTTTCTGCACTGGGCTCCCGGCGATCACACCCGGCTGGCGGGCAAGATGCAGTTCCACTACCGGCTGGCGTTCCAGGCGGACGGGCGGCCCATGCTGCAGGTGTTCAACACCTGCAAGCACTTTATCCGCACCATCCCGAACCTGGTATACAGCGAGAGCAACGTGGAGGACATTGACACCGACCAAGAGGATCACATCTACGACGAGTGCCGGTATGTGCTGATGGAGAATCCCCTCAGCCCGCCCCGGACAGAGCCGGTGCAGCCCATGCCGGATGACCCGCTGGAGCTGGGGAAGAAAGCGAGGTTTTTTAGAGTATGACCGACGTGATCGGCACAGAGCAGGTGGCGAAGGCCACGGCGCTGTTACAGAGATACAAGACCGGCAAGGCGGCGCTGGACAAGCGGATCGTGGACAACGAGCTGTGGTTCCGGATGCAGCACTGGGCCAACTACAAAAACGAGATGATGGAGGGCAAGCCCAAACCTTCCAGCGGGTGGCTGTTCAACAGCATTGCCAACAAGCACGCGGATGCCATGGACAACTACCCGGAACCCAACGTGCTGCCCCGGGCAGCGGACGACGAGCAGACCGCCAAGGTGCTTTCCAAGATCCTGCCGGTGCTGCTGGAACAGGCAGAATACGAGCAGGTGTACAGCGACAGCTGGTGGCGCAAGCTCAAGCAGGGCACCGGCGTGAAGGGCATCTTCTGGGACCCGGGGTTACGGAACGGCGTGGGAGACATCTCCATCAAGAGCATGGATCTGCTGATGATGTACTGGGAGCCCGGCGTGATGGACATCCAGGACAGCCCCCACCTGTTCAGCCTGGCGGTGGCCGACAACGAACAGCTGAAGGCCCAGTACCCCCAGCTGGAAGGCCACACCGGCAGCACGCTGGAAGTGGCAAAGTACATCCACGACCAGAGCATTGACACCTCGGACAAGAGCGTGGTGGTGGACTGGTACTACAAAAAGGCCCGGGAGAACGGCCCGCCTCTGCTGCACTACTGCAAGTTCTGCAACGGTGTGGTGCTCTATGCCAGCGAGAACGACCCGGCCCTTGCTGACCGGGGATTCTACGACCACGGCAAGTACCCCTTTGTGTTCGACACCCTGTTCGTGGAAGAGGACAGCCCGGCGGGCTTTGGGTACATCGACGTGATGAAGGACACCCAGACCGCCATTGACGAGATGAACGCAGCCATGGACGAGAACGTGAAGCTTTCGGCCAAGGCGCGGTATATCATCCAGGACGGGGCGGGCATCAACGAGAAGGAGCTGGCCGATTTTGGCAAGGACATCGTCCACGCGGCAGGGCGGGTGACGGACGAGACCCTGCGGCCCTTACAGACAGCGGGGCTGGCGGGCAACCTGATCACCTACCGGGACGCGAGAGTGGCGGAGCTGAAGGAGATCAGCGGCAACCGGGATGTTTCCCAGGGCGGCACCACCAGCGGCCTGACTGCGGCTTCTGCCATTGCGGCGCTGCAGGAGGCAGGTTCGAAGCTCTCCCGTGATATGCTGAAAAGCGCTTACCGGGCCTTTGCAAAGGAGTGCTATTTCATCATCGACCTGATGCGGCAGTTCTACGACGAGAGCCGGGTCTACCGCATTACCGGCGACAGCGGCCAGCCGGAGTATGTGCGGTTCTCCGGGGCAATGCTGCAGCCCCAGCCGGGGCCCCATCTGGTAGCACTCCTTTGCCGTCTCGTTCAGGTCGATGATGAAAGCCACGAGCCGGTGTTCGACATCACGGTATCGGCTGCCAAGAAGAGCACCTTCAGCCGCCTTTCCCAGAACGAGACGGCAAAGGAGTGCTACCAGATGGGGCTGTTTGCCCCGGCCAACGCTGACTCGGCGCTGGCGGTGCTGGACATGATGGACTTTGAGGGCATCGAAAAGGTGCGGGAACGGGTGCAGCAGAACGGTACCCTGTACACCCAGCTGCAGCAGGCCATGGAGCAGCTGCAGAAGCTGAGCGCCATCATTGACCAGCAGAACGGCACCAACATGAGCGCAATGGCCGGGGCCGCTGCACAGGCGGCCGGAACCACGGGCGGCGGCAGCGGCGGACAGACCACCGCAAAGACGGCGACCAACGGCCTGGGGGCTGTGGTGGGCGGCGGAGGCAACAGCCTGGCCACCCAGGCAGCACAGCGGGCCATGAACGTGAATAATCCGAATAAGTGATTTTCAGAAGGAGCGATAGAATGATCCATGCAGAGTATGTAGAGTTCGACCAGCCCACTGGTGCACGGGTGCGCAGGCTGGAAGTTTTCGGCCATGCAGACTATGCGCCCAGAGGGCAGGACATCGTGTGCGCGGGTGCATCCATGCTGATGGAGACGCTGGTGTATGTGATGGCTGACTGTGACGAGGCCGAGTGCTGTGCCTACAATGAGCCGACCGGGCCCCGCGTTTCGGTGAAGCTGACCGGCAGCATCTTCCCGACAGACCTGACAGCAATGGAGTTTGCAAAGACGGGTCTTGCCCTGCTGGCGGAGAGATATCCGGAAAACATCCACTATGAGGACAAAAGCAAGGACGGCCAGGAGAAAATGGTAAACCTTCAGCTGTTTGCTGAGGGCTGCGGTGACGGCGGCGCTGCCGCTGCTGCCGCCAGTGCTGCGGATGCGGCCCAGGAAGTGCAGGAGCCTGCTCTGCGGCCGGCAGAAGAGCGGCTGGCCCGGCGGAGCGGGGTGCTGAAGCGGAGCAGCCGGGAAGAGGACGGCAATCAGAAGAACGCGCCCTCTCAGCCGCCTGAAGGCGACAGCTCTCCCGAGGGGAGAGCCGACACATCTGCCGAGGAAGGTGCTGCTAACCAGGAAGCTGAGGGCAAGGACGGCGAGGAGAAGGGAGAAGGCAAGACCAAGAGCCCGGAGGAGCGGCGGAAAGCCTTTGGTGAGCTGCTGCGCGGAGAGTATGCCGACCTGACCGAGGAGCTGATGCAGAACGCCGTGACCGAAGCGACCCGGCGGCTGGAAGCAAGCCCGGCCATGAAGGGCCTGATGCAGGCGCTGCAGGAAAAGTACGGCACGGATGCCAACGACCTGGTGGCCCTGACCGAGGCTGTGCGGAACGGCGCGGTGAAAGACGATGCCTACTACGAGAAGCTGGCCATGGAGAAGGGCGTTTCCACCAGGACGGCCCGGGAGCTGGACAAGCTGGAAAGCCAGAACAGGCACTTGACCGAACAGCAGCAGATGATCCAGCAGATGGAGCGTCAGCGTGTCCAGCAGGCCCGCATTGCCGAGCTGCAGGCTGGATGGGACCGGGAAGCGGAGCAGCTGAAAGCCCAGTATCCCGACTTCAACATGGCTGAGGTGCTGGCGAACCCGGAGGTGGAGAAGATGATGCGGTCGGGCGTTTCTATGACGAACGCCTACCGCAGCGCCTACTTTGACCATATCCTGAAACAGCAGCAGGCCGCCACGGCCCAGCAGGTGGAGCAGGGCGTGGTGAACCGGATGCAGCAGCGCAACGCCCGGCCCGGCGAGAATGGCACCCGCCCCGGCAGCGCGGTGCAGACCAAGATCGACGTATCCCACATGAGCCGCAAGGAAATGGAAGAGATGGAGAAGCGGGTCATGCGGGGTGAAGTTATTACACTTTAACAGGAGGAAGCTATGAAAGACAAGACCATGAAGCTGGATCTGCAGATGTTTGCAACGGCCAGCACCCAGAACCAGAATACCACCGGCGCATCCGGCATGAGTGCCGAGATGAAAACCTTTTACGAGAAGCGCCTGATCGACCAGGCAGAGCCTGCCCTGGTGCATGACCAGTTCGGTGACCCGTATCCCATTCCGGCCAACGGCGGCAAGAACATTGAGTTCCGCAAGTATGACAGCCTGCCCAAGGCCACCACTCCGCTGACCGAGGGTGTGACCCCGGACGGCCAGACCATGAACGTTTCCACCGTTACCGCTGAAGTCAGGCAGTACGGCGGCTGGGTGCCCATTACCGACACGCTGCAGCTGGCCTCCATTGACAACAACATCGTGCAGGCAACCAAGATCATTGCCAGCCAGGCGGGTCGCACCCTGGACACCATCGTGCGTGATGTGCTGGCGGGCGGCACCAATGTAATCTATGCGCCCAAGATCGGCGAAGGCGGCGCGGAGACCGCTGTGACCAGCCGCGCCACCCTGGACGCGACCTGCCAGCTGACCAGCGACCTGATCGCCCGTGCGGCCACCCAGCTGAAGGCCATGAACGCTGACCCCATCGGCACCAGCTTTGTGGGCATCATCCACCCTTATGTGGCCTATGACCTGCGCCGTGATCCGGACTGGATCGATGTGCACAAGTACGCCCAGCCGGACGAGATCTACAACGGCGAGATCGGCACGCTGCACGGTGTGCGCTTTGTGGAGACCAGCGAGGCAAAGATCTGGAAGGGCACCGGCTGCCCGACGGGTCTGGCTGTGTTCAGCACCCTGATCCTGGGTGCCCACGCCTACGGTTCCACCGAGATCGAGGGCGGCGGCCTGGAGCACATCGTGAAGCAGCTGGGCTACGGTGACGACCCCCTGAACCAGCGCGCATCTGTGGGCTGGAAGGCACACAAGACCGCTGAGCGCCTGGTGGAGCAGTACATGGTGCGCATTGAGAGCTGCAGCGCACGGTACAGCGCAACGGCTGAGGCGAACTAACCCTCTCATCACTCCATCCGCCTATGGCGGCATGTCGTGGAGCTCCCCCGAAGGGGGAGCCCTGCTTAGAGGAAATAGAAAGGAGCCGATAAAATGGCAGAAGCAAAGAAAAAGACTGAGACGATCCGGCTGTTTTCGGACGGCGGGAAATACAAGGGCGACCTTTTCGTGAGCGTGAACGGTGTGAACTACCAGTTGCAGCGCGGCAAGAACATTGAGGTGCCCCCGGAGGTGGCGGAGGTCATCCGCCACAGCCAGGAACAGGACGACCAGACCGCTGCCCGCATGGAAGAGCTGGCGAATAAGGCGTAATTTTAACCCTCTCAGTGCGCAGTCCGGCATGTCCGGAGCTGCTTAGATGTATCCCCCCGGCCCGGCGGCACACGCTGTGCCGGGGGTTATTTGTTTGGAGGTCTTTTATGACAGTAGGAAAGGCAATTGCAACGACGACGACCGCCGCCAATGGCGGAAACAGGGAGGAGTTGTTGGGGCCGCGGCCAGCAGAACACGAGCACAAAGCTTTGTGCGAAGTGGACGCTGGGAGCCGCAACCCGGGTTGCAGATGTGAAAGGATGGGATAAGCGTGACAGTAGGAAAAGCAATCGAAACCGCCGACAAGCTGCGGCCCAACAACGGGTTTGACCGCGAGCTGAAGATCTTATGGCTGCGGCAGGCGGATGCGGGGCTGAGAAAGAGCGTGGTGGACAAGAGCGACACCACCGATTTTGATGCCGTGGGTGCGGACATTTTATACGACCGGGAGCAGGAACTTTTGCGGCAGGACGCGGAGCTGCTGCTGCCGGAGCCCTACGACAGCTACTATGCCCACTATCTGGCGGCCCAGATGGACGCGGCCCTGGGCGAGACCGACCGCTATGCCAACGAGATGCAGCTGGCCAACGAGAACCAGCAGGAGTTTGCAGCCTGGTGCAGGCACACCTACCTGCCAAGGATGGCCACGAAGTGGAGGTACTGAGATGGCACTGCCGAGTTTATACAGCATCTCGACGGGGAAGAGCATCCAGACGGCCTTTGGCGGCCTGAATGAAAGCTATGCATGCGCCGAGGCGGAGTTTACCGAGATGAAGAACTTTTCCAGCCGGGGATACCCCGCACTGCAGACCCGGACACCCCGGCGCACCATGCGGGCTATGGGCCGCTGCAACGGGATGTACCACCTGAACGGCCTGCTGCTGTGCGAGGGTACCACCCTGCGCTACACCGAGGACAGCGAGGATGACGTGGCCACCGCGGCTGCGGGCGGGGAGATCGTGCTGGAAAACGCCGTGACGGACAGCGAGAAAATTATGATCGGCATGGGCACGAAGATCCTGATCTGGCCGGATGCCAAGAGCTTTGACACGGCCACCGGAAAGCTGGAAGCCCTGAGCGCCGCATGGAGCCAGACCGGCACGGTGACCATTGCCCCCTGCGACGCGGGCGGCAAGACCTACACCGTGAGCAGCGTGGGCACCACGGAACCTTCTGGCCCGGCGGACGGGACGCTGTTTCTGAAACAGAACTCCTCTTCCAGCAAGTGGGCCTATGTGAACGTGCTGGAACAGTACGATGCCAAGAGCGGCAAGTGGGCAGAGATCCTTTTGAACAGCGTGAAGATGACCCTGCCCGGGCTGGCCGCTGCGGGATTCAAGAAGGGGGACACCATCACGGTGGAGCAGGTGCCCGGGCTGGTGGAAGAGTATCTGGCCGAGGGTGTGAACGGCGAGGTGACCATTGAGCAGATGGACGGGGACAGCATTGTGCTGACCGGCAGCCCAAAGACCGAGAGCGCACGCTATTACGGCAGCTTTACCGTGACGGCAGGCGGTACCACCTGGAAGAGCATGAACGGCAGCGAGAGCGCCACAGCGGGCGGTGCAGCCATTACCGCACGGCGGCGGGTGCCCCGGCTGGAATATGTGACCGAGAACGCAAACCGGGTATGGGGCTGCAACAGCGAGGAGAATGTGATCTACAGCTGCAAGCTGGGCGACCCCACCAACTGGTACAGCTACCGGGGCATTGCTTCGGACAGCTACGCCGTGAACGTGGGCAGTGACGGCCCCTTTACTGGTGCGGCCACCTGCATGGGCTATGTGCTGTTCTTCAAGGAGAACTGCCTGCACAAGCTCTACGGCAGCCGCCCGGCGGACTATCAGCTGGTGAGCGTGCAGTGCCGGGGCGTGGCCAAGCAGGCCAGCAAGAGCATGTGTGTGCTGGCAGAGGTGCTGTACTACCTTTCCCCTGACGGCGTGATGGCCTGGGACGGCAGCCTGCCGGTGAAGATCAGCGGCGGACTGGACAACACCTGGCTGATGAACGTGCGCGGGGCGGTGGGCGGTGTGCTGGACACCCGGTATTACCTGCATCTGCGGGTGCCGGGCCGGAACGAGACCCGGCTGCTGGTCTACGACACCGAACGGCGGCTCTGGCACGAGGAGGACACGGCGGCGGAAGAGAATGCTTCCGGCTGGGCAATGTGCTCCACGGGGCGGCAGCTCTACCAGTGGGACGGCGTGAACCTGTGGGCCACCGAACCGGAACGGGAGGCCGACCGGGACACCGACACAGCAAAGGCGAATTTGGAACAGAAGGTTGGATTTGAAGCTGTCAGCGGAGACATTGGGTTGAACATCCCGGCGGACAAGTACATCAACCGGGTGTTTCTGCGGGTGGATGCCCTGACGTACAGCGTTGTGGAGCTGCAGGCCAGCTATGAGGGCGGGGCCTGGGAGACACTGGGCCAGGCAGCCGTTCTGAACAAATACACCCGGGTCAACCTGCCCTTTGTGCCGGAGCGGCACGACACCATGCGGCTGCGGATCAAGGGCACCGGGCAGATCGCGGTGCGGAGCATTGCGTTCAGCATGGCAGAGAGCCGGGGCAACCGGGTGGCCGGAGGGGAACCGAAGAGATAGCCCTGCTTAGAGGAAGGAGATTTTATATGGCAGATATTACGAGGCTTGGCGAGATCGCAATGCCGAAACTGAGTGAAAATATGGCCCCGGAGGACAGGCGGAGCATCAACAACTACCTGATGCAGCTGCGGGACCAGATGATGTACATGATGCAGAACCTGGACGAGACGAACTTCAGCGACACCATGCGGGACAAGCTGGTGGCCATGGGGCTGAAGGTGGAGTAACCCTCTCAGCGCGCAATGCACCTGCGGTGCAGTTGCTTGCAGCTCCCCCGAAGGTGGAGCTCTGCTTAGAGAAATGCGAAGACGAAAGGAGACAGTGAGAAGATGGCAAGAGGAAAATGGTGGGAGTACCTGATTCCGGGCCACAATGTGGGGCTGATGGTAGGTGATGTGTATGACAGCATTACCGGCAACAGCGAAAAGAATGCGGGCACCGGCGTGTTTGGAACCAGAAAGAACGATTCCAACAGCTACCAGTACGCCCAGAGCAACGACCGGGTGACCACGGCAAAGAACAATCTGGATTACATCAAAGGACAGAAGCCCGGAGAGTATCAGAGCGAGTACGGCAGCCAGATCAGCGGCACGCAGAGCCAGCTGGACAAGATGAACCGGGACGGCTTTTCTTACGACTACACCAAGGACGCAGCTTACCAGCAGTACAAGAACCAGTACACCCGGGGTGCGGAGCTGGCCAGCGAGAACGCTGCCGCCAATGCTTCGGCCCGCAGCGGCGGCTACGGCAACAGCTGGGGCACTTCCAGCGGACAGACGGCCTACCAGAGCACCATGAACGGGCTTTCGGACGTGGCAGACAGCTTATACAGCCAGGCCTACAACGAATATGCCACCAAGAAGAGTGATCTGAGCAGTCGGCTGAGCTCTTTGCAGCAGCAGGAAAAGCTGGCGCAGGATGCTTACAACACCCGCCTGAACAATTACTATGGTCAGCTGAACAGTGCCCAGACCGAATATGCCAACGCGGTGGGGGCCAACCAGAAGAAGGATGCGAACAACACCAACTTCTGGGGGAACGTTTTGCAGGTCGGCGCACAGCTGCTGCCGTGGGTGCTGAAAGCGTTTGCCGTGATCTGAAGACCGGTGTGTGGCAGAAGAAAAGGAGAACGATATGTTATTTGATACCTTACGGAGAAAGAACCAGGCGGAACAGGAAGAACGGGAATGGAATGCCAACCGCCCGGCGGACTATGTGAGCCGGAACAAGGACGCAATGGACAGCCTGACCGGGCAGATCGGCAGCGGGTTCGACTGGGACACCGGCAGCAAAGCCTACCAGCAGTACCGCGCCCAGGCCCAGGCCAATGCTGCCGCCAGCGCGGAGAACGCCCAGGCCAACGCGGAGATGCTGGCGGGCGGGTATGGCAGCAGCTACGCCGACAGCGTGGCAAAGCAGGGCCAGCAGCAGGCGATGAGCGGCATTGACAATGCGGTACCAGGCCTGAGAGGCCAGGCACTGAGCGAATACCAGAACCAGCAGAACGACCTGCTGAGTGCCCTTTCCGGCATGGCCAACACCGAGGCGCTGGACCGCAGTGCCTACGGCAGCAACTTTGCCAACCACACGGCGTGGCAGAATTTCCTTGCCAACCAGAGCGAACAGGCCCGGAACGAGAACGACAATTACTGGAACAACCTCTGGAACACGGTAAAGAACATTGGCTCGGCGGCCCTGACAGCCTACGATGGGTACAAAGGGTACACCCAGCAGCAGTGGGAAAATGACTTTGCCCGGGAACAGTGGGAGTACAACAAGAACCGCACCGACCAGAGCGATGCCCTGAGTGCTTACCAGCAGGCGTTCAACCTGTACACCCAGGGAGCCGGGGATGCGGCCAGCGACGTGCTGAACCGGTACGGCCTGAACGCAAACGCTTTTGCCAACTACAACGGCGCACCGGTGACCCGGGACGATCAGGCTGGTGTTCTGAGCACCGCGGCTTCTCTGGTGGCAAGCGGAAATCAGGAAGCAGCGGCCAACCTGCTGAAGATGTACGGGCTGGACAGCAATGCAGCGGGCGACTACAACACCCTGACCCAGAGAGCACTCTCGGCGGCGCTGGCAAAGAGAGCAGCGACCGGTTCCGGCGGGTCGAGAGGCTATTACCGCCAGAGCAGCGAGTGGTCGAAAAGCGAACTGCGCAACCTGATGAAAGACCGCGAAAGTGTTGCTGCAAAGGGTGGGGATACGACGTGGTATGACGGTATCCTTGCAGATGCTGGTTATCCGGTGCCGGAGACGAAGAACACAGAAAAGAGCAAAGAAACCGACAGCGGGCTGATCGCCCCGCTGGCGAATCCGAACAAGTGGGCCCTGCCCGGGGGAACCACGGGAGGGAGCACGGGTAAGAGTACCGGAATGCCGTACAGCAACGCCCTGAGCTATGCAAAGGGGTGGAAGGAACAGGGAATGGACGCAAATACCATCGCCAGTCGGCTGATGAATCTGGGTGCATCGGACGATGTGATCGACAGGGCAATGCAGAACGCTGGATTTTAAGGAGGAAACAGGATGGCATGGAAATCGGGAAGTGCTGCTGCGCTGCGGAACCGCAATGAAAAAGAGCGGCAGGAAAAGACTGTGATGGCAACAGCAGCGGGCGGGGCAGAACCCCTCAGTCAGCGCAAGAGCGCTGACAGTCGCAACCCGTTAGACCTTGGCAGTACGGGAACAAGCTGGGCAAAGGGCAGCGCTGCTGCCCTGCGTGCACAAAAACAGCAGGAAGCAACGAGCCGACAGACGGGCACCGACCTGTATTCCACGGCGCTGGAGGATTACCGGACAAGGAACAACCTGGGCTTTGCGGATGCCATGGACAGCCGGAGCGACGAGCTGAACCGGCAGAAGGTGACAGTGAGCCCGGCGGAGAAGATGGAGCAGAATGCCAGCACCGTGCAGAAGCTGCGGGAACAGCGGAACAACGGTATCCGAATGGACGTTTACAGCACGGTGAACAACTGGAAGGATGCTTCCGAGCGGAACCGGGAGCTGGCGAGGCTGGTGACAGATCCCACGCTGCCACGCGGGGCTGTAAGCGCAGCAGACCTTCCGGCGGGCGTGGACTACTTGGCAGCGGACACGGGCGGCATGGGTATAATGCCGGTGCTGGAAAACACCAGGTACATGGACAGCGATTTGAAAAAGATGGGCTACACCCAGGACGAAATCAACCGGGCCCGGCTTTACATGAAGGCGTACAATAACCTGAGCCTTGGCGAACGGGCCGGACGGCGTGTGGAAAGCGATCTGGAGGGAAAAAAGGAAAATATCAAAGGCATGATCGGGCAGTACGTGGGCGCACTGTCCCCGGCCCTGACGGCCAGTGCCGAAGAGCAGATGATCCGGCGTGTTCAGAGCGGGCGTTACACCGACGAGCAGCTGGAAGCGGCAGGATATGACCCGGAGCTCATCCGGACAGCCCACGAACGAATCCGGAGTGGTGAGCTCTACGACAAGGCGGATGACGACAGCAACCGCATGAAAGGGTTGTATGAGTGGGGCCGGGATGCCCACAAGGCCGGAGAAAACCTGACTGCGGACGCTATGGCAGGCGAGAGCAATGTGGGGAGGTTCTTCCACGGGGCTACTTCCAGCGCGGCTGAGAACCTGATCGTGAGTGCCATCAACCCGGCGCTGGTTCTGCCGGTGCTGAGTGCCCACGGCGCAGGCGACAGCATGGCTGCCAGTGACGAAGCGGGGGAGAGCCCGGAAAAAGCTATTTTGAAAGCAACGGCAAAGTTTGGCGCAGGATGGGCCATCAACAGCGTGGGTGTGGCCGACCTTGCCAAGACCATGGGCTCGGATTACGCCAAGGACACGGTGGCCGGTACCATTGCGGACTGGGTGCGCCGACAGGTGGGCAATCAGGCGTTCCGGGAAGCCTACCCGGCCATTGCCAACGCCATTTCCGGCGGTGCGGACAATGCTATGCAGGCCTTTGTGGAGACCTACGCCGACAAAGCCATTGACGCTGTGATGGGCGACCAGGAAGCGGCCAAGACGCTGTTCAACAAGGATACGTTCCTTACAGCACTGGAAGCGGGCCTTTCCGGCGGCGCGTCCGGTGCGCTGGGCGGCGCTGTGGGCACAGGGCTTTCCAAGATGAACGCGGGAGATTCCAGCCTGCGGGGCAACGTGGAGCGGTATGCCGCTCAGGACGAATACGAGCAGGCGCTGAAGGAACACCAGCGCCGGGAGGAGCTGGCGCGGGAACCGGAACCCCTCAGTCAGCGCGTGAGCGCTGACAGCCCCCCTAATAGTGGGGCCCTTGGCATGTCGGTGGAGTCTGATGGGACTGAAAAAGGCTCTGCTGACCTGAAAGCGGCGGGCCCTGCGGCTGAGGGCAGCGGCATTGTGAACGAGACGCAGGTGAACGATGACCCTGCGGTACACACGGCGGAAACAGCCACGAACCGACAGGCGATGGTTGAGAACGCTGGGGAAAGTGTGGAAAGCCCCACGGAAACAGCAGCGGACGGTGCAGAACCCCTTAGTCAGCGCATAAGTGCTGACAGTCCCCCTAGTATGGGGGCCCTTGACAGGACGGGAAACGTTGAGCTGACTGCGCAGAATGGAGCTGACCGGCAGGCTGTGATGCAGTCGGTCCCTGTGGAAGAAAGCACCCTTGACGGGATGGACAGCAGCAACAGCCCGATGCGGGAGACCTACGGCATGGAAGCACCGAGGACGGAGGGCCAGAAGCAGGCCCGGACGGAGCAGGTGCTGCGGAGCTGGAAGGTGGGCGAAAAGGCGGCGCAGGAGATCAGCCGGAAACAGCCGGAAGGCGTGGACAGTGACCGCTATGCGGCGGCAGCATCCACCCTGTACCGGCTGGGCCAGATGGAGGACGTGAAGACCTTTGACCAGGCGCTGGAGCTGGCGGGCACCGGCAGCGGCATGGCGGCCAACGTGAACTATGTGATGGGCAACCTCAAGGGCAGGAACGCGCTGGAGATCGCCTACACCTACGGCAGGGATGCGGCAGATACCCGGTGGGCCAAGAGCCAGCTGGGCGGCACTCTGACGGAACAGAGCCTGACGGGCAAGGGTGAGACCATCTACAAGGGGACCCTGCGCAACGCGAACGACGCTGGAAGCCAGGTGATCGAGCTGAACGCGGCGGCAACCGGCACCACGGCGGTTCTGAAAAACGTGCTGCAGAACGGTGCAGGACAGGCAGACAGCCGGGTGCGGGCCTATGTGGACACGGAGACGGCCCGGATCTTCTTTGGGGACAGTACACAGGATACGTTCGGCACGGTGCTGCACGAGGACTACCACTGGTACAACGCACTGGACAGCGAGGGAGCAAAGACTTTGCAGGACCATGCCCTGCTGTATCTGGCCAGGAGCAGCGGCTTTGAGACCGTGGACGAGATGATCCGGGAGAAGATGACCGACTATGCCCAGCAGAATCTGACCTATGAGGAAGCTGCCGAGGAGCTGGTGGGCGATGCCTGGCGGGGCATCTTCTCCAATGAATCCGATTTCAAGCGCTGGGTAGAGTTCCAGCGCGGGCAGGCCGAGAAGAACAGCGGCAGGGCCGGAACCATCCGCACCGTGATGAACCGGGTGAAGGAGATGCTGGGCGGCATCATCAGCCGGGCCAAGGAAGTGCTGACCCTTGACCCCGACAACCGGGCGGCCCTGAAGGCCCAGCGCCTGGCCGAGAACGAGCGCAGAATTTTGCAGGACGAATACTTTGCTCACGCTGAAAAAGCGATGGACAACCTGCGCAGTGCAAAAGAAAACGCCGCTGCACTCAAGACAGAGAGCGCGGCGGAAGGACGCAGTATGCGGTTCCAGCTGCAGGAGGGGGAGGAAACCCTTGAAAAGCAGCTGAACCGTAATCTTGGCCGGTTGGAACAGATGACACCGGCGGCTGAAATCACTGGAAAAGAAATTGAGTACGGTGCTACCAGCAAAGAAAATGCTGAAAATATCGTCCGATTCTTTGAATCCATTGGCGGAAAAGTAGAGCGTGATGGATTTGGTGTGGTGGAACTGACCCGCAAGGGAGCCAAGGCAACCGTGCAGCATGGAAACGGCCCGGTGAAGCAGATTGCTGCAGCGGCCATTCCCAACGTAATCCGGTACGGTGAACAAATTGGTTCCGTGGAAAACTGGAAAGGACGGGGGTACAACACTCATACCTTTGTGGCTCCGGTTGTGGTGGACGGTATCAAAATCTATGAGGCCGTTATTGTAAATGAATACCGCAGCACAAAGCAGGGAAACAAATTCTATGTTCACGAAGTGTGCGGTTCCGACGGCAGTTTGCTGGTGTTGGATGATGCCGGACAGATAAAACAAAAGCAGGAAAGCGCTGACACGGTACTCAAAACCGAGGAGGGCGGTGAACGCCCGAGCTTTCCTGCTAAAAACAGTATAGCACAAGAAAATGCCGAAAGCAAGGGAAACAGCGAACCTGTGAAGAAATCGGTGCGGTTCCAGCTGAGTGCTCCGGTGGAGGTGGACCAGAACAAAGACCTTGTGGCCGTGCACAACCTGACCGCCGAAAACCTGCAGGAAGCGCTGGAGCTGGGCGGGATGCCCTCGCCGTCTATTGCGGTGGTGAAAGCCCAGGAAGGTCACACCAAGTATGGCCCCATCTCGCTGGTGTTCAACTCCGATACCATTGACCCCATGGTGAACCGGGCAAACCGTATCTATGGTTCGGATGCCTGGACACACACCCGGCCCAATGTGGAATACGAAGTGCACGCGGACAAGGCAGTGAAGCTGAACAGCGAACTTGCACAATTGAGCCGACAAACCGCTGGCGGCGCATTTGCGCGGGGAAATGTGATCAGCGGAACGCTGGACATGGAAGCGTCCGGGAAGAACCCGAAGCAACTGGCAGAGAGCCTTTCCCGGAATGATGCGGTCAAGGCGGCCTATCTGGCAGACAAAGGCGAAACCGTGCAGGTGGTGACAAAGCAGGAGGTGCGTTTTACCGAAAGCCAGAAAAAGCGGTATGAGAAAATCATAGAGGCCCTTGGCGGAGAAGCTGCCCTGCGGGACATCGTGGAGTCCGACGTGGTGAACGGAAATCACGATAAATCCAATGCCGTGCTGAATGAAGTGCGGGAAGCAGAAAAAAGCTGGGCTATGGAAGAATTTGGCTGGAGCGAAGAAAAGGCGCAGACCAAAGCCGACCGGCTGATCGCACCGATGCTGCGGGCCAGACTGGAAAACGCATATGAATATGTGACGACCAAAGATATGGCCGGGAAAACCGTGCAGGATACGGAAGCGATGCAGAAGGAGTTACAGCAGAAAGCCCCGGATGCTGATGTGGAAGATTGGCTGCTGCCGAAGATGGAGGGTATTCTGGGAAAAAAGGGAATCCGAAATGAGAAGGACCCCTATACCAGAACCGGAAACCGGAGAAGCTTTGCCCAACTGCACAACCCCTACACGTTGCAGAATCTGGTGGAGGCCATGAACCAGCAAAATGCACGCGGAGAAGGCGCATGGGGCCTTTCGGCCAGCACCCTGATGAGCACCGCGACGGCGGAGTATCAGAATCTGGATGAAGTGCGGGCGGACAAGAGCCGCTTGCAGCAGATACCGGAGGAGGAGTACAAGGCACTGCTGGAACAGGCCGACGGCCAGATCGAAGAAGTCATCAGCCGCATCCGACAGGAGACCGCTGCACATTCGGACAGCGGCTATGGGGAGAGGGAGATACTCGGTGAAATCCTTTTGCAGGCCGCACAGGGAAAACAGACGGCGGCAGCCATTGGAAAGGCCTTTGCAAAAGAGGGGTATACCATTGGCAAGGACACGGCCCAGATGATCCTGAACCTGTACAAGAACGTGGCTGCTATTCCCACCGGGTACTTTGAAGCGAAGCCACAGCGGGCCGTGGGCTTTGATGAGGTGCGGGCGGCGATCCTGCCCGACAACACCAGCAGCACCCTGATCGACAGCCTGAAAGAGACCGGCATTGACGTGAAGCTCTACAAAGCCGGGGACGATGCCCAGCGCACGGCCCTGCTGAACAAGGTGCCGAACGTCCGTTTCCAGCTGGCCGAACAGGCGGAACGGGACGCGCGAAAGAACACCCAGCGGCAGGCAAGCCGGGCCATTGCGGACAACAGCGCGGCGATGGAAACGCTGGCCCAGATGATGGGTGTGACCCACGGTGTGCGGATCAGCCAGGATTCCATTGACGGGCTGGCGGTGCGGTGGACAAAGGCCAACGGCAGCAGGGCCGACCGGACGAAGATTGCCGGAGAGACCCGGGCGCTGGTGGAGTACATGACGGCGGACGGGGCCAGCATGAGCAAGGCCAGCGCGCTGTCTGAGACCATTGCGGATGAGATTCTGAGCGGGGCGACCTACCGGAACACCGAGCTGTGGGACGAGTACCCGGAATACCACGACCTGAGCTACACGGTGAACAAGGACGGCCCGGCAAAGGCGGAGCTGGTGAAGCGGTACGGGACGTGGAGCGAAGCGGTGGCGGAGGCCAGGCGGCACGGTGTGAAGCTGCGGCAGGCAGAAGGTGTGCGGGACGGCAACCCGGCGGAAGTGTATGAAGCCATCGTCAACGACACCCGGGCCATGGGCGGCACCAAGGAAGGGGCAGCGGCCTTGTTCCGGGGCGCGGCCCAGGCGGCAGGCGTGGACGGCGCGGCCAGCATGGAGAGCACCGAGTGGCTGGATGTGCTGATGAACGTGCACGATGCCATCAAGCCCAGGATGATGAGCCGCTTTGCAGATGCTGCCGAGTACGAGGATGCCAAAGTGGAGCTGGCCGACCGGATGCTGGGTGATATCCTGAACGTGCCGGAGATGACCGATGCACAGGCCATCTTTGACGGGTTCCAGCGCTGGCAGCGTCAGGCTGTGGCTGCTGCCGTGGGCGAGGAGAACGCGGAGCAGGCGCTGAAGGACCTGCGGAAGGTACAGAAGGAGCAGAACCGGGAGTTCAACCGGAGGATGTATGAGAACAGCCGGAACGGAAGCCGAGATGAAGCACTGCGGCAGTGGACAGAACAGCAGAAGCGGAATGAAAAAGCAGAAAAGCTGCTGGATCAGAATCTGGATACGCTGGGGCTGGACATCGCCAACTACGGCGACATGGCCGAAAAGTTGGACGTGCTGAAGGAAGCCTACGAACGGGAGTGGAAGGCCGAAAAGAAGCGGCTGAAGGAAGAACGCCAGCAGATGCTGGACGAGATCCGGCTGGAAAACAAACAGCTGAAGCGGGAGAACTGGAACCTTTCGCACCAGGTGGCAGGAGAACAGCGCCGGGCTGATCGGGCTGAGTGGCAGCTGATCCATCAGGAAAACGAACTGCTGGAATGGGAGCAGGAAAACCAGCGCAAAGCTCAGGAGTGGCAGGAAAAGCAGGCGGAACGAAACGCAATCGCCATCACTGCAGCCCAGCAGCAGCGGGACGAGGACATTGCCATTGCCAAGAAGCTGGCTGAGAAGCGGGTACAGAAAGCCCGGGACGGTCGGCAGAAGGACGAGCTGAAACGGGCCATCCGGGCCAATGCCACCCAGCTGAACCAGATGGTGCTGCGGCCTGCAAAGGACAAATATGTGCAGCCCCGGCTGATCCTGCGGGCGCTGGAAGTGGCAAAGCTGGCGGACATGACATTGCTGAACCAGAATGCCGTGAACCGGCTGGATGCGCTGGCAAACAGCATCCGGGCCGAATACGGGGATGCAGACCACCCGGTGGTGACGGAGATGAGCAATGACTGGGAACAGAGCGGTATTGCCAACCTGATCGATGCCCTGAAGGCTGACCTGAATGCCAGCAAGCAGGCCCAGCTTGACCGGCTGAACCAGCAGCTGACAGAGGCCGAGGCACTGCCGGACAGCGAAAAGGCCGAGATGCTGCGCGACCGGCTGAGAAAGCGGATCCGGGAGACCGAGAACCGCACCTATCTGCCCATGACGGTGGACCAGATGCGGATGCTGAAGGCCATTACGACCAGCACACTGCATGTGATCCGGACGGCAAACAAGACCCTGAGCCTGCAGCAGGCCGAGGAGGTGGACAAGATCGCCGGAGAAGCGGCGGTGGAAGTGAACCGGAGCAAGGGCAATGACGGAAAATTCCGGCGGATGCTGACGAGGTACAATCTGGATATGCTGGGCGGTACCCGGGTGTTCCGGATGCTGGGCGGCTACGCAAAGAACAGCCAGATGGAGAAGCTGGGCACCATGCTGAATGACGGCCAGCGGCGGCAGACGGAGATCCTTGTGGAGGGAACCCACCTGTTCGACAACGTGACAGGCAAAAAGAACCTGAAACAGATGGAACAGTTTGCAGGCAAGGGGGCAAAGCTGGTAGACCTTGGCCTGAAGGACAACCGGGGCAAGGCCGCACCCCTCACCCATGCCCAGATGTGCAGCCTGTACATGCACCTGCGGAACGCCGACAGCAAGGAGCACCTGCTGAACGGCGGCTTTACTGTGCCGGATGCAGTGGAGTACAACAAAGGCAACATCGTGGAAGCCTACCAGAAGGGGCAGACCGTGCGGATCGGGATGCTGACCGACAGCGAGGGCAAGCCCATGGCGGACACCATTGTGAGTGCCATTGAAAAGAACCTGACCGACTACGACCGGGCGTGGATCGGGAGCATGGAGAACTTCTTTGGAAGCTACACCACCGACCTGATCAACGAGACGAGTATGAAGCTGCTGGGCTACAAGCGGGCTGTGGTGAAGAACTACTATCCCATTGCGGTGAACAAAAAAGCACTGGCGACCCAGATCGAGGGGCTGCATCTGGATGCGACCATTGAGGGACGGGGCTTTTTGAAGAACCGTGTGAAAAGTCCACAGCCCATCCTGCTGGAGGAATGCAATAACGTGGTGCAGCGGAGCTTACGGGACACGGCAGCCTACGCGGGCCTGGCCCCGGCCATCCGGGATGTGCAGAAGGTGCTGAACAGCCGGATCGAGACCGAGGATGGACTGAAGGTGCTGAAGAACGGCATTCTGGAGGAAAAGTGGGGCAGCGATGCGGTGAACTATGTGGATGAGCTTCTGACCGACCTGCAGACCCCGGGACGAAAAACCCGGAAAAGCAGCATGACGGCGCTGGGCAAGCTGCGGGGCAACTACGCCGGGGCTATCCTGACCCTGAACCCGGGCGTGGCCATTGCGCAGGCGGCATCCCTGCCGACCGCCGGTGCTGTGCTGGGTGCGGACACCATGGCGGCGGTGGTTCCCTTTGTAAAGAACTTCTCACCCAAGCAGCGGGCGGCGCTGGAAGCAGAGATCACTGAACACGGGGATGCGCTGCTGCAATATCGCCTGCGGGGCAGCCAGCGGGGCGAGCTGGAAAGCATCGGGAAGAACCTGAGTGCGGCGGAGAAGGGAATGGAGAAGGTCCCCAAGCAGCTGACGGGCTGGATCAACGGCGTGGACGAGATCACGGTGGCGGCACTGTGGGAAGGCTCCAAGCGGTATGTGGAGCACCATACCAATGAGTTTGCAGAGGGTGCAGCCACGAAAGGCAGCGAAGCCTACTGGGAAGCCGTGAACAAGATGTATCAGCGGGTCATTGAGGAGACCCAGCCAAACTACACCACCATGCAGCGGGCAGGCATCCAGCGCAGCGACAACGAACTGGTGAGGACCCTGACCATGTTCACGACCCAGCGGTTCCAGAACTACGGCATTCTGGCCGATGCGGTGCTGGACTACAACGCCCAGAAGGCACGGGAAAAGGCTGCACCCAGCAGCGAGACGGCAGAAGAAGTGAAGCGGGCCGGGAAAAACCTGAACCGAGCGGTGACCAGCCAGATCGTGCAGACGGCAGTGTTTGCGGCCATGAAGATCGGCGCGGACTTCCTGCTGCACCGGTGGGACCGGGAACAGGACGAGAACGGCGACATTACCGCATGGAGTTTACTGAAGCGGTACGCCGACCTGTATGTGGGAAGCGCAGCAGGCACGTTCCTGTACGGCAGCGAGCTGTACAGCTTTGTGGGCAACGTGGCCGGGGGCAAGGACTATGATGTGGTCAGTGCCCCGAACCTGAGTGCTATCAATGACCTGGGAACTGAGGCGATGCGGCTGTACAAGCTGCTGGCCACCGACACCGGCGAGATGGACGAGGAAGAGCTGGAAGCATACCACGAGAAGCTGCGGAAAGCGGCCCTGACCTTTATGGAGGACGGACTGGAACTGAAGGGGCTGCCGGCCGGGAATGCGGAAAAGCTGCTGGAAGCGGCATGGAAATGGAGCGGAAATGCAGCCTATGCGGTGACGGGCGGAAAGTACGGCGAGAAGCTGAGCCTGAATTCCCTGCCCGCCAGCGCCACCGGGCAGTATGACCGGCTGTACAATGCTATCCGGAGCGGAGACAGCGAGGAAGCGGCGGCAGCGCTGGGGAAGCTGGAAGCCATGGACAAGGACGAAAAGACCATTGCCAGCCAGCTGAAGAACCGGCTGAAGAAATACAGCCCGGAGGTGGAGCAGGCTGCACAGGCCCGGAACGAGGGCAAAGACAGCCAGCGCCAGGAGCTGACAAAGCAGCTTGTGCGGGAAATGTACGAGACCCTGGGCATCCGGGAGGGGGTCAAAGCTGACGCAAAAAAACGGGCGTGGGTGATCGACCTTGTGACCGAAGCCATTGAAAGCAAGGCCGAGGAGCTGTACAAGGGCGGCACCGGCGGCAGCGTGTACGATGACCTGACTGAAGCGGTGGACACCGGCCGGGCCGACGACGTGCAGGACGAGGTGAAGCGGCTGCGGACGGCGGGCAAAGCGGACAGCCAGATCAAGAGCAAGATCACCGATGCGGTGAAAGAGGAGTATCTGGCGGGCAGCAGCAGCGACCGCAAGCGCCTGGAAACGATGCTGCTGAAGCTGACCAAAGCGGACGGAACCCCGATGTATGAGAACAAGAACTTTGCCCAGTGGGTGAAGGACGCGGCAAAAAAGGAGGAACAGGCAAAAAACAGCAGGGATGAGTGGGCAGGGGTGAGGTGAAACCCTCTCAGTGCGCAATCCGCCAAAGGCGGAGTTGCTTACAGCTCCCCCGAGGGGGGAGCCCTGCTTAGAAGAAAGGGAGACCGTTCGGGGTGAACGGCCTCCCTTTTGTATGTCCGGGGTAGTTGCACCCGGCGGGGCGTGATAGGATAGGGGCAGGAAGGGAGTGAAACTGTGAGCCAACTGGATATCAAGATCAGAAAGCTGCAGGACAATGGTTCCACGTTTCGGGCAAACATTGAGACGCTGTATCTGGGCGGTGTGCGGAGCGCCAAGGTGGACGAGCTCCGCTTTGAGCTGCCGGAAGAGTGGAAGAACTGCACCGTGACCCTGCATGTGCAGCGCCTGAGCGGCACAAAGCCGGACCCGCAGATCCTGGACGAGAACAACAGCGCACTGGTAGACCGGCGCTGGACACTGGAAAAAGAGGGCACCTGGATGCTGCTGGCTATCAACGACAGCGGCTACATTGCCATGACCAAGCCCGGCAAGTACACCTGCTATGACACCATCGACACCGACACGACCACCGAGAACATTACGCCGAGCATCTATGAACAGTTCGTGGCCGAGGTGACAAAGTACGCCAAGCAGGCGCTGGAGAGCATGAACGCGGCCAAGACCAGTGAGACCAACGCAAAAACATCCGAAACCAACGCCAAAGCCAGCGCGGACAAGGCGAAGGCAAGTGCTGACAGCATGGATGCGAGTGTGGCCACCTGCACCACAAAGGCCGGGGAGGCCGAAGCAAGTGCGGCAGGAGCCAAGACCAGCGAGACCAACGCAAAAACATCGGAGACCAATGCCAAGGCCAGTGAGAATGCGGCAAAGACGAGTGAGACAAACACCAAAGCCAGCGAGGACGCAGCAGCCCTGAGTGAGACCCACGCCGCTGCCAGCGAGAAGAACGCCAAGACCAGTGAGACCGCCGCCAAGCGGGCCCTGCAGGACACGGAGACGGAGCACACCGCCGCCTTGCAGAACATCGCACGGGCCCGCACTGCGGCCCTGAACGACGTGGCCAACTCCACCAGGACGGCCACCGCTGCGGCAGAAACCGCAACCCAGCAGGCCACCGACGCTGCGGGGAGCGCTTCCACCGCCGCCACCAAGGCCGGGGAGGCATCCACCAGCGCGGGGGCGGCAAAGAACGATGCCGACCGGGCAGAGAAAGCCAGCACCAACGCGGCCAATGCGGCCATGACTGCATTGCAGAAGGCAAAGGATGCGGGCGACTTCAAAGGCGACAAGGGTGACAAAGGAGATACCGGCCCACAGGGGCCACAAGGACCGCAAGGGCCCACCGGGGCAACAGGACCCAGAGGTGCCACAGGCGCTACCGGCCCGCAGGGGCCGCGGGGGCCGCAAGGACCGGCGGGTGCTTCAGCAGTAGCAGCCAGCGGCAGTAACTGGGTAAGATTTTCAGATGGGACACAGATCTGCTGGTACTCCATCAATTCAGACGGAAACGATTATACATGGTCATTTCCGGTGGCATTTTCTAATACGGCATATTCTGTTGTTGGCTGCCCTATCTCATTTTTATCGTTTGTTTGTAAGAACAAAAGCACGACATCATGCACACTACCTGGAACAAACGATACAACATGTTATAGCGTTGCTGTTGGCCGCTGGTGGTGAGGTGAACGTAAATGGAAATTAAACCCGGAACAAAAATCCTGAAGCCTGTTATCACACAGGAAGAGTGCGATGCCTATTCTGCCGTTGTGGATGCCATTACCGCCCACAATGCAGCGGCTGCCGTGGGCGAGGCCCTGTGGAGCATGGACGACCAGCCGGAGGCCTACGTTGTGGTGGAAGCAGGCACGCAGCCAGATCCTGCCGATGCACCGAAGCCGACCCCTACACTTGAGGAGCGGCTTGCTACGGTGGAGAGCGCCCAGACCAAGATGGCGCAGCTGCCTGAAACACTGGCTACTTTGCAAAAGGAAAACGAGATGCTGAAACAGTGTCTGCTTGAGATGAGCGAGACTGTCTATGCATAAAATCACACAAAAAATCGAAAGGTTGGTAATTATGATGGCTATGTTATGGGCACAGGAAATTATGTCTGCTGAGACTGCGGAGGAAGCAAAGGCTCTGTATGAGCGCTGCCCCCGCTTGCTGAAGGAGAAGGTCAAGGCGATTCTTATCAAGAGCGGCTTTGAGGAGATCACTCAGTAAGGAGGACACAATGGCAGAAATTATGGACGTTTCCCGCTGGCAGGGTAACATTGACTGGAACAAGGTCAAGGCAAGCGGCAAAGTTGACGGAGCACTGCTCAAAACCGTATCCACCAACCGCAAGCTGTCCAAGCGCAAGGATGGGCTGTACATCGACCCGACCTTTGAGCGCAACTACAGCGAGTGCAAGCGGCTGGGCATCCCTGTGGGCGTGTACTACTACACCTACGCCACCGACAAGCAGATGGCAGATGCAGAGCTCGCCTTGCTCAAGACTGCGCTGACCGGGAAAACCTTCGAGTTGCCCATCAGCGTGGACGTTGAGGACAACAAAATCAAAAAGCTGTCTACGCAGGCGCTGACCGACCTTGCTGCCTATGCGCTTGCTACGGTGGAGCGCTGGGGATTTTACGCCCTGCTGTATGTTGGGCTGAATTTTGCGCAGACAGAGTTGTACATGGGCGGCGCTGCGCTGCGCAAGTATGACGTATGGCTTGCAAGGCATCCCAGAGACAAAAGCAAGACCAAGCCGG